TTAATTAGTCTTAACTCTGGAGCTGGTGTAGTAGATGACGGAGACATGTCAGCTGAAGATGCTGTAGATCTATTTGGCACATCCAAAGGATTCAAAGTATCTGAGCCTAATGTATCTGCTGAAGTAGCTGAAGACGACGAGGACTTCTAATGAGAAGTGGCCTTGAAAGACAGGTGGCTGATCTATTGAAACAGTTAAAGGTAAAGTATGAGTATGAATCTGAGTACTTCCCTTATGTCATAGAACATAAGTACATCCCTGACTTCAGGGTTGGGGATGTCTACCTAGAAACTAAGGGTTATTTCAAGCCTGCTGATCGTCGTAAGATGTTAGCAGTTAAGAAAGCTAATCCAAATCTAGACATCCGCTTTGTATTTCAAGCGCCTCATAATAAAATTAACAAAAGATCGAAAACCACTTATTCCATGTGGGCCGAGAAAAACGGTTTCCCGTGGTGCGCCTCTTATGCAATCCCAATTAGCTGGCTCAAGACATGAAGAATCTGAGTTCCTCTACCACTTACCATGTGCTGAATGTGGGTCGTCCGATGCTAATAGCATGTACGATGACGGCCACACTTATTGCTTCGCTTGCAATGCTCGCACGTCTGGAGAAGAACCACCATCATCGACGAAAGATAGACCTGAACATGAAGAAACCCGCACCTATAGTAAAGGTGTCCCAGTTAGGTTAAAAAAGCGAGGTATAACTGAAGAGATAAGCCGTAAGTTCCGTATTCATAAAGATGGGGATGTATTACGTTTCCATTACACTAATAAACGTGGACAAACAATAGCGGCTAAAATAAAAACCAAAGACAAAGATTTCTATTGGGATGGGAAAAATATAGATAATCAATTATTTGGACAAAATTTATTTCCCGACACAGGGTCAAGACTGACTTTGTATGAAGGAGAATTAGATGCAGTATCAGGTTATGCTGCTATGCCAACATGGCCTCACATGTCAGTACCTAATGGTGCTGCAGGGGCTAAGAAAGACCTACAAAAAGTAATTGAACTTACCCAAGGCTATGACGAAGTTGTTTTATTCTTTGATAATGACTCACCTGGTATTGCCGCAGCCGAGGAGTGTGCCTCACTTCTTAGGCCAGGTCAGGCAAAGATTGCTAGGATGGAGAAATATAAAGATGCCTCCGATGCCCTTCAGCAAGGAGACATGGAAGCAATTCGCAAAGCTATCTGGGACGCAAAAACGTATCGTCCTGACGGAATTGTTGATGCAAAGTCGTTACTAACTCTAGTTACAACACCAGAACCACCTTGCGCTCATGAGTATCCATTCAAAGGACTTAACAAGAAATTACACGGGATCAGGTACGGCACACTTACTACAATTACTGCTGGCACTGGAAGCGGAAAAACCAGCTTCTGCCGTCACATCGCAGCTCACTTACTCCAAAAAGGGGAACGGGTTGGGGTCGTGGAGCTTGAAGCATCTAATAGAAACACAGCACTCGGATTAATGTCATCAGCGGTAGGAAAACCGCTACACATTGGAGAGCATGATGAATCAGAACTCAAAACAGATTTTCGTAATACCATTGATAATTGGAATCTTTACTTGTTTGATGGCTTTGGTTCTTTTGACCCAGACGTTCTTTTCAATAGGGTCGAATACCTTGCCAGTGGATTGGAGTGTCGTATTATATTCCTAGATCACCTCAGTATATTATTGAGTGGATTAGAGGGGGATGAACGACGTATGCTGGATATTACGATGACTAAACTTCGATCACTTGTTGAGCGAACAGGTATTGCATTATTTTTAGTATCACATTTAAGGAGAGCTAGTAATGATAGGACTTCGCACGAAGAGGGAGGTAGAGTTAGTTTGTCCAGCCTTAGAGGATCACATAGCATCGCTCAAATATCAGATTCGGTCATTGCGCTCGAAAGAGATCAACAGAATGGAACTACAGGAGATGCTACGACTGTGCGAGTCCTTAAGAATAGATATTCAGGCGAGACTGGTATAACATGTAAACTTTCATATGATCTAAGTACATGCCGCTTTACTGAAAATGAAATTACGCCCGAACATGACGAATTCGACCCGTCCACCGATTTTTAAAAACTATGAGCATCCATGGTATAAACATGTGAATGACCTTAAACGACCTAATCCACCTACAACTGACGCCGTTAAACGTGCTAAGTTTGTAGATAAAACCTATACATGGCAAAAGAAAAATTAAATCTAGCCTTTGACATGGAGACAGATGGGCTAGACTCCAAACGTATTCATTGTATAGTCACACAAGATTTAGATACAGGTCTTGTAGAAGAATATAATGATGAAAAGTATGCAGAAGACCCAAAAGCTTTGCCTATGGCTTCTTCATATTCTATATGTAATGGGTTAAGTTCTATTATGGCATGTGATAATATCGTGTCACACAACGGTATTGCATATGATGTAGCACAAGCCCAGAAACATTACCCCTTTTTCAGAGATCTTAATGCTAAACATTGGGATACTCTTATTCTTAGTAGGTTCTACCATCCAAACCTTTTAGAAATAGATCTTAAACGTAAATGGTCTTATATGCCTGCACGTTTATACGGATCACATAGTCTTGAAGCCTATGGCTATAGACTTAAATGTTATAAAGGAGAATTTGGAAAAACTACTGATTGGAAAGAGTGGTCACGAGAAATGCAGGAATACTGCAAACAAGACGTCGCTGTTTTAGTTAAACTATGGGAACATTTCCAAAAATACCTGAACCCGTCCAGCTTGAGCACCAGATAGCTGACCTGATGCAAGATCAGAAAAGGGTTGGCTGGCCGTTTGATGTACGGGCAGCACAAGAATTAGAAAACAAACTACTAAATAGATTAGATGAGCTGAGATCAGCTACTCAAGATATATGTACGTTTGTTCCTGGTAATATATTTATTCCTAAAAGGGATAATAAAAAACAGGGTTACATTAAAGATGCACCTATGCAAAGACTTAAGGACTTTAATCCTAGTAGTCGTGAGCATATTGCTTGGTGGTTCAAAACCTTTCAAGGTTGGGAACCTAATAAACTAACACCTACTGGTAAGGCAGTCATAGATGAGACTGTACTTAAAGAGATAGGTACTAAAGAGGCGTTAATGTTTCTAGAGATTCTGGTCACACAGAAAAAACTCGGAATGCTATCCCAAGGGACTAACGCATGGTTGAAACTGGTCAAGAATGGCAGGATTCACCACTCTTGCTTTATCGGTGCAGCTACGCACCGAATGGCTCATTCACATCCAAATCTGGCACAAGTCAGTAGTGATGAGGATTGCCGTAAACTATTCATTGCTAAACCTGGATGGCAGCTGGTAGACAGTGACCTTGCGGGAATAGAATTAAGAATGTTTGCACACTACCTTCATAGATATGACGGTGGTAGGTATGCAGATGTCTTACTCAATGGAGATATTCATCAAGAAAATGCAGATAAAATAGGTATCTCCAGAAGGCTTGTCAAGACTGTAACTTATGCATTTTTGTATGGAGCTGGAAATATTAAGATAGGATTAAGCTATGACCCCATGTTATCCAAAGAGAAAGCGCAGAAAAAAGGTGCAGAAATTCGCAAGGCTTATATGGATGCCATTCCAGGTCTTGAAGATCTTATTCTGGACGTTACCAAGAGGGTTACTGAAGGAAATCAGATCCGTGCCATCGACGGTCGTTATCTCAGCGTTAACAAAGGGCATAAGTCCCTCAACTTCTTACTCCAAGGATCGGCGGGAGTCATCGCAAAAAGGTGGTTATTAATCACCAATACTAACTTGCACCAACTTAAACTTGAACATCAACGGTACGCTTTCGTACATGATGAGCAAGTACTGTGTGCGCCACCATCATCAGCCGTACAAGTGGGTGATGTATGTAAACTATCTGCATTAGAAGCTGGTGAATACTATAAAATTCGACTGCCTATAGAAGCCGATGCAAATATCGGTAAGAATTGGGCAGAGGTACACTAATGCTATTAATTGACACAGATTTTATAGCCTATAAGGCTGCTCAAGCATGTGAAGAGGGTATTGATTTTGGTAACGACGTTATTGTTGCACAATCCAATTTCAGTGGCGTTCTAAAGATATTTGAGCGTGAACTTAAGAAGGTTACAACCGCTATGATGGAAGATGAGTTTATACTCTACTTCTCAAGTCCTGAGAATTTCAGGAAGAAAATTTATCCAGATTACAAGGGTCATCGAAACCGACGTAAGCCTCTAGGATATAAAAGATTAGTCAACCATTGTAAAAAGAATTACAGATTTGTCTTACGAGATAATCTGGAAGCCGATGATGCCCTTGGCATGGATGCAACTAAGTATCCTGATCAAGAGACTATTATTGTTAGTCCTGATAAAGATATGCGCCAGATTCCTGGGGCATTATGGAACATGACTGATGATGTAGAAGAAATCACCAAAGAAGATGGTGATAGGTGGCATCTAATTCAAAGTTTGGCAGGTGATGCAACCGATGGGTATGCAGGCTGCCCTGGGATAGGAGTTAAACGTGCAACTGAGTTGCTCAATAAGCATAATAATAAATGGGAAGCCATTTGTAATGCTTATAAAGAAAAAGGGTTATCAGACGACGACGCTTTACTTAATGCACGACTAGCTAAGATCCTACAACACACTGACTACGACTATGACCGCCAAGAACCAATCCTATGGACCCCAGTATTATAACAGGGGTAACATAGAGGTTTGGGATTTTATCCGAGACCAACAATTAAACTACCACCTTGGCAATGCTGTTAAGTATATCTGCCGAGCTGGACATAAAACAGATCATATAGATGATCTAAAAAAAGCTATCCACTACCTCACCAATGAATTAGAGCATGTCACTAACAATCACACCAGATATACACCAGACATTCCTGAGCCAACAAGCAAAGGAGTTCAGGAAGACGTACTCGATTGGGAACTCACAAGGTCGGGCACCGCAGACTAAACAGAAGAACTTAATTGTTGAAGAGTTTAAAGAGTTTCTTGAAGCTGACGGAGAGATGTGGAGAGACAACCCTGAAGTTACTACTAACTGTTTAAAAGAATTAGCTGATCTAGTTTACGTGTGTTATCAGTACGCTGAGAACATGGGATGGGACTTAGATGAAGCATTACATAGAGTACATGAAAGTAATATGTCCAAATTAGATGAAGACGGTAAGCCTATCTACCGTGAAGATGGCAAGGTTCTTAAAGGACCAAATTATGCACCACCCAATTTAGAAAATTTAGTTTAATGACTGCAAATGTTATCGCTCGAACAGGTCGAGTTCAGAATTGGATTGATAATCCTGACGGTCGCTTGCCTGTTAGTTGTACTGTTTATGTCTGTGAAGACGAAATGGAGGGAGAAAATGGAATCGAATCGTCTTGGCGTTTTGTTAGCCATGCTCTCAGATTCGGAGCAGGCGTTGCTGTCCACCTATCCAAACTACGACCAAAAGGAACTGAAAATGGCAAAGGCTTGGTTGCTAGCGGCCCAGTCAGCTTTGCAAAAATATACTCGGTCCTAAATGAAACACTTAGACGTGGAGGAATCTATAAGAACGGCGCTTGTGTTGCCCATCTTGATCTTGACCACCCTGATGTCATTGAGTTTATTACTGCTCCTAGATCAGAACTCTCATGGATCAAAAGGTGTGTCAATATTGACGACGAAAAGTGGAAAAGTGCTGATAAGAACACACGGGAAGCATTAATTTATGGAATCAAATCAGGAGACATCTGGCTCAACAAAATCAGATACGACAGAAATGGCAACAGGATCTACGGCAACGTGTGTCTTGAGGTTTACCTGCCCTCACGTGGGACGTGCTTACTCCAGCATATCAATTTCTCAGCTTGTAGTGTCAGGGACATTCAAGAGGCTTGCGTTAGAGGTATGTCCGAGTTGTGCGAACTCCATGGGAGGACAGGTGTTGGATCAACTGGCGAATACCTGTCGTCAGAAACGGATCGCCAAGTCGGACTTGGATTCCTTGGACTAGCCAACCTTCTAAGAAAAGAAGGTATCACCTATGAACAATTTGGCCGAGCACTTAATGTAGTTAATAGCGGAGGTACTATAATTACTCCCGCAGAGAAACTAGCTTATGAAATAAAACTCGGTGTTCATAAAGCAACTACGGTTGCAATAAATAATAATATGGTAAGAGCTTTTGCTATAGCTCCTACTGCATCCTGTTCTTACAGGAGTAAGGACTTAGATGGTTTCACCGCTTGTCCAGAAATAGCACCTCCAATAAGCCGTACTGTTGATAGAGACAGTGGCACCTTTGGAGTGACAACCTACGATTATGGCGATGTCGAGATCGCTAGTGAAGTTGGATGGGATGCTTATAAGAGTGTCGCTGACGGCTTCATGACGTTATTAAACAATACAGGACTTCTTCACGGATACTCATTTAACTCTTGGTCAGATGTGGTAGCCTACGACGAACAGTTCGTGGAAGAGTGGTTGAGATCACCTCAAACCTCCTTGTACTACAGCCTTCAAGTAATGGGTGACGTGCAGGACAAGAGCAGCGAATATGCTGCATTGGATGAAGCAGAAGTCAATGATTATTTGGAGGGGATTTTAAATGAACCCCCTACATGTGATTGCCAAGAATGAAAACACCATATGATAAACTTTTTGAACGTAAAAGAAAGTGGTCTCCCGTTCAAACCACAAAAGGTCAACTCCGTCCAGGGTCTGAAGAGGCCATCTACCGTGCTCTCGCAGTACGTTGTATGGAGTTACCAGTCGGCTCCTTTATTACGGACGGTCTTGAAAAGACTGTTCCCGAAGCAGCTAGAAAACTATTAATCTCTAACGTAAAAGATGAAGATAACCATGACCTTGCTCTCGGTTACATTGCCAACGCTATTGGTGTTGACGAGAAAGCTGAGAGAGAAGCGCTTAGATTACGGGACGCATGGGTATCCCACCCTGACCACACGATTGTCAAAGCTTTGGTAGCAGAACGTGCAATATTTTTCGTACTTCTTCCCTTCAATCGTTTTAACGGGGATGCTGGTCTTAGGACTGTCAGCGCCGACATATCAAGAGATGAACAAATCCATGTTGCAACTAATTCCCTTGTATGTAGTGAGTTGGGTTTATCTTGGAGTCAATCTCTGGATAAACTTAGGAAGGCCACCATTAACTGGATTATGGAACCCCTAGGTAGAAATACTGAGGACAGATATTTAGATAGAAAATTTTGGACCGATTCTAGTGATCGGTTAATGTACGAAGGCAAAGCACCAGAGCTTTCTGAGACTAAGAACGCTAGAATGCCAGCATTTTTTGAACATGCAAATACAAACCTCCCAAAGTACGCTTAACTGGGGCGACCTACAACGCTTACTTGATGACCTTGACCAGCAGTTTCCCGACACATTCCCTGACCACACGCTCTCTGAGAAGGAGATATCCTATCGAGCAGGTCAACTTTCTATAATTAGATTACTTAAACAACATTTATCGGACGAATAATTATGTGCGGAGATTTAATCAGCAGCATCTTTGGAGGTGGTAACAGAAACACACCACCCCCACCACCAATACCCGCAGCACCTACAGCACCCCCACCACCACAGATGACGCAACGTGCTCCAACAGAAGCACCAGCATCACCTACTCCTTCACCTATCAGTGAGGATGAGACTAAGCGTAAGGCTAAGGTCACAGCTAAGAAGGTACAGAAGAAGACAAGAGCTGCAGGTACTACACAGTTAGCTACTAAGAAGCCAGCAACAGGTGGGCTTAAAGGTACAGGTACACAACAAGGTGTAAACACAGGAGCAGGCACAGGTTCTGCAAGTGGTGGAGCACCAACTAAGAAATAAATATGGAATACGCACGTCAGAGATACAACAAGCTATCAACTGACCGTGAACAGTTTCTTAATGTTGCTTATGAATGTGCAGAGTTAACACTGCCCACTCTCTTGATGAGGAATGAGAAGCCTCCTGCTTATGCACAGTTTAATACACCGTGGCAG